CGAAGGCCGCCTGTACGCCCTGCGGCCCGGAAATCTCGATCCGGGGGCGCGGCAGGTAGACGGCGTGCACGGTGAAGGTGAAACTCTCGCCCGATGGCAGGACATAGGCGAAGCTGATCTCGCAGGGATCACCGTTGATCGCCTGGCTGACCAGCGTGCTGTCGGCAAAGCGGACCTCGATCCGCCCTGTGAGGACTGCGATGGACGGGTCTGCCCCGTCGATCTTGCCGTCGCTGCGGATGGTCTCGATCCGGTCGAGGTTGTTGGCATAGGTGATTTCCGCTGACACCACATTGCCGAGTGCGCTGCCATTCCGGCTGATCGCGCCGTTGAAATGACCGAAGCGCTGCAGGGCCAGATCGGCAGGCGTGCCCGCGCCGGTCGTCGTGGCGATGGTCTCGCCCTGCGCCACCAGCCGGGCGGTGGCTGTCAGCAGGCCAGAGCGTTGTACCTGCCAGGACAGCTGATCCAGCACGCAGCCGGAATACATCGCATAGCGCGGCACCTCGGGCATGCCGGTCTCGATCGACATTGATGGCAGCGTCCAGGATCCAGACTGGAACTCATGGGTATAGGGTGCCGCAGCGCCCGTGGTCGTGGGATCACCGAAGGCTGCCTTCAGCCAGAAGCCGAAAGCCTCAGCATCGATCGGCACGACGACATCGCCGTCCGCCGTCACCGCGTCCTTGATCGGGGCCAGCGGATCACGGCCATAGCCCAAGAGTTCGCTGTTTAGCAGCGGCTGTTCCGATCCCAGCGACGTGCTGGCAAAGGGCATTTTGGTGAACCCACTGACTGGCGGGGTGCCGTAAACTGTCTCAAAGCCGAGCGCCATCTGCGCCCGCGCGCCTTGCGCACGTGCCATGTCTTTCTCCAAATTATGTGGGGTGTCAGGCCAGCGGCCCGGTTGTGGTGTAGTGCAACACGACGGTGATCACCGCGGCCTTCAGCGCCGCCGTGCCCTCAATGGGCAGATCGACCGAGGCCGGGGCCTCGGGTTCAACCCAGTCGCAGAGGTCACCGAGGGTACGGTCGGCTTCAAGCGCGGTGCCGATGGCGGCGATCACGCCGTCGAAAGCCGTAGCCCGGCCATTCGGGGCTTGGACAACGACCTCCAGCTCTGCCCGATGCTGGTAGTGATAGCGCAGGGGCGACAGCGTGACTTCAGGCTCGCCCGGTTGGCCGTCGCGCAGGATGATCAGCCCCGCCGTGGGGATCCGCTCGGGCAGAACCTCGTCACGCAGAACAAGGGCGGCAAGCGGCTGCAGCCGCGCATGCAGCACGGCGAGGACGGTTTCGCGGATGGTGGGCACGATTATTCCCGGGTTAAGGCGCAAATAATTTTCGAATTGCTTTAATAGAAATTTTCTATCAGGCTCAGTTACATGCGCGTATCCGACATGATGAAGCCCGACGGGCGAGTATTTCTGAAGAGCGAGTGGGGCCAGATCAGTGATGAATGGCCGTGTGTTTCTTTTACCAAGCGGTCTGTTGGCGACCGGCTGAGGCGCGAGTTCGTGGCCGGGCGGGACATCCTTGTTTATGTTGGCACAACCAGCACTGAGATGACGCGGCTTCCGGAGCACCGCAGTCGTCTGATTTCTGCAGTCACCATCGAGCCAAATCAGATCCTTGAAACACGCAAGATCGTTCCGCCGGATGTCTGGGCGAACTCAAATGCCGAATGGGGTGATCGCTGGCCGCATTCGATGGCAGTTACAGCAGCCGCGAACATGGCCGGTCCTCCATATCCGGCTGCGCGGGAAGTGATACCGATCGCATATCGATCATTCGCTGAGATTGCTAACAGAGGCACCGTAGTTGAGGCAGTTGGCTTGGAACGGGCGTCTGTTATGGCGATTGAGGTCAAGCCCATCGCATTGACCCTTCGCGAAGACGTGCAAGCCTATCTCGAACTTCGCAGCAGTGTGTCCAGGGAGATCGATCCATCGGTCAAACAAGATGCGTTCCGCATGGCAATGCTCATAATTGATCGCGTCAAACGCGGAGGTGAGATTGGAGTAAAGATCAATCCGCAGCGTTCCGCCCCAAACCTGTCCGAGCTGAACGCGTTACTACTTCGTAAGTGGAGCGAACAGGTCGGGCAATGCGCGCTTTGCGGGGGCGCGCTAGTCGTTGGCGGCGAGAACAAGATGCTCCAACCGTCCGCAGACCGCACCGACAGTGCTAACGGTGCCTACGACGACGCGAATGTCGGGATAACTCACTTGGCCTGTAATTTGGCGAAGAACAAATACGGATTAGATGACTTCGAGGACTGGTTGTCGGTTCTTAGAGGCGTTGATTTGCAAGCAAGTGACTGATCATGCTGTGCTTACTGGCTAGAACTGTACATCCACCCAATTCGCCACAATCCGCCCCGGCACGCCATCCACCGCCCGCTCCGCATCCCGCGCCAAATCCAGCCGTTTGCGCAGTTTGACCTGCGGGACCAGCAGGAAGATCGGCACGGTGGTCAGGCCGCGCCCTGTCTTTGATCTGGAGGCCACAGCGCGACCTTTGGTATTCAGCCGTCCCTCGGCGACCAGAAGGCTCGGCCCGCGACGGCGATAGATGAACCGCAGGCGCAACCCCGTGCGGCGTTCCCATTCGCCGGGTGTGATGCGGCCGCCTTTGGTGCTTTTCCCTGCCGCAGGCGTGGGGATGGCCAGCCAGAACCCATCCCTGGACCGGATCAGCGGCCCACTGTCATGCGCACCGATGATGACTGGTGCCTTGGACCAGACGAGTGCCGCCGCGTTCAGGCTGTTGCTTGATTTCGGAAAGGTCTGACTGCGGATCGAATTTGCCAGTCGTCGACCCAGACCAGCGCCTGTGATCTGTGCCCGCCAGTCGGATTTTAAGCCGCTGCCCGCCTCGCGCATGGCGGCGGACACAGCCTTTTCCGCGGCAGCGATCTCTGCCTGCATAAGGGCGACAATTTTGGGTTCGAACACAATCTTCAGTTTCATGATGGCCGCAGGTCCAGTGACCAGATCAGGCGCTCGCGATCGCGCATCGGCTCCCCCTGAACGGTGAAGCTGTCCGCGCCGATCACGATCAGATCGCCGGGGCGGGGGTCTGGCAGGTCGGACAAGCGCACGTCCACCATCGTCGTGTCGCTGACAAATCGCCCGGCCCCGAATTCGGTGATGCGATCCGGGGCGCGGCGGACGACGCGGATCGGGCGTTCCTCGGATGTGGTGGCGGAGATCCAGAGAGCTGCAATCGCCATGGACGGGTGCGTGAATATCCTGTCCATGGCGGCGGCAAAGACGGTCATGACGGGTCCGTCAGTTCGAGGTGTGCAAGCGGATCGCGATGCGCGGCCGCTTGTTCACCGGGAGGACCGAGGCCTCGGTCATCAGGTCGATCCAACGGCCTTTCTCGTCGAGGTGCTGACGGGCATAGAGAGGCAGGCCGAGGGTGTTCGCCGCTTCCAGCAGGTTCGCAGGCCCGCCATAGGTGGTGAACGTGTCCATCGTGCCGAGGGGGAAGGCGATGCCTTCGCTGGCCGGGATCAGCCGTTCGGTGGCTTTTGTCGAGAGGGTCACTGTGCCCGCGTATTCCTCGAACACGACGCCCGCGAAGGGGAAGTTGCGGCGGACATCCTGACGCAAGGGCTGCGCGCCGGTGGCGGCGTAGAACTTGTACGCCTCTTCGGTCTTGGGATGCGCGATCAGCTTGTCGAAGAATTCCCGGCTGACGAGGGCATGCACGTCCGACATGCTTTCGCCCAGAAGGTTGTCCTCAATGGCGCGCAGCACCTCCCGCACCTTTCCCTGCACATTGGTGCCCGCCGTGCCGAGGACGAAGTCGACCGAGATTTGCGCCAACCCGAACTCGGTGAAGTAGTTATAGAGGGTGGTCCCAGCTCCATCTTTGACGATGCCGCGCAGCGCGTTCATCTCCATGTATTCGCGGGTCTGGGCATGCTTGCGGCGCATCAACTGCAGCTTGCGGTTCATCACCTCGACCAGCGGGTCAGCGCCATCGAAGACCCCCAGCGCCGGTTGGCCCTGAATGTCGCCGGGCAGGATCACATCGTCATGGGGGATCCATGGCAGGGCAAAGCTGCGCATCGACCGGCCCTCACGGGTGCCGACCGTTGCGGGGCCTCCCAGCGGCACCGAGGGCAGCAGGTTCAGCACGCCCTCATATTGCTCGATGATCACAGACCGCTGGGAGACGCCTTCGAAGCGGAAGAGGCCGATCTGGCCGAGGCGGGTGTAGAGGTTTGGCAGGATGTTGATGGCCTGCGTCATCTCGGCCAGCGAATAGCCGCCAGCGTCAAAGGGATTGCGGACAAGGGTCATGGGGCACTCCGGAGATGTGGGGGATGGGTGGCGACGTCACGAGTCAGAGGTCGCGCGTCAGACGCCGTCGCGGGCGATGATGCCGACGGCAGAAAGTTGGGTGATTTTGGCGGTGATCTTGGTGCCGTCATCGACCGTCGCGTCATAGGCGAGGCCTGCGCGCGAGACGATCGAGGGGCCACGGACCACGACAATGCCAGTAGCGTCCGCCAGCGTGGCATCAACTGCGTAGAGCAGAACGGCGCTGGCGGTCTGCGCACCATCCGAGCCAGTAGCGGTCGCCAGCTTGTACTTGCCGCTGGCGGTGATTTGGCCGAGCACCGAGCCGACCGGATAAGGCATGCCTTGCAGCAGCGTGACACCTTCGCGGGTGTAGTTCGGGTTGACCTCATATTTAAGGACATCGCCCATGCTGGGCTGTTCCGTCAGGGCGGGCATTGGTCAGTCTCCATGATGTTGGGGCTTGGGGCGCTGGTTCAGCGCTTGGCGTCGGTCGCGGTTTTCCTGGCGGCCGCGATGATCGGGCTGTCTTTTGCGGCGGCTGCCGGGGCGGTGGCGACGATGCCAGCCGCATCGCTGCGAGCAGCAAGGTCGGCCAGCACGCGGGTGCGCAGAGCCTCGGGTTTCAAACCGCGCGTGACGGCGTCCGCTGCGTCGATCTGCACACCGAGCCGGGCCGCCTGCGCACAGACCTGCGCCACCTCGGCGGCCTCAGCACGAATGACCTCGGCGTTCATGGCTGCTGCTTCTGGTGTCGGCGCA